AAGCTGTCTTGCGATCGCAGAGCAAAGAGCAAACGATGAGAAGGGTATCCATTGGGATGCTTTCTCCCGGTTGCTGATTGCCGGCGTGCTTTATGACAATAAAAACGGTGCTCGTTATTATGGTGCTATGGGAGGCAATAGTAATGCTCTTGTCTCTGATGGTGTCCGGCAAACGAGTTACGATATTACCTATAAGGAGGATACTTGGTGAGTACTGCGCTGGTTACACTGTTGATCGCTATTGCTGTTGTTTTAATAGGTGGTGTTTTGAGCTTCTGGGGTTGGCTCGCTGTTAAAGTAATCGACCAGGGGCGAAAACTGATAGAGCTTGAGGTTAAAATGGATAATCATGAAAAAAGAGATGATGAGCATCTTCTATGGTTTTCTAAAATGGATGAGAGTATTCAGGAAGTAATGGTGAATACTGCTGCATGCCGTGCGCAATTCGGATATGATGGCGAAAACAAAAACAGAAGAAGCACAGATACAAAAACTAGTGAAACTAAAAAAGGAGAAGACTGATGTTACAACGTATTGCTAAACTTTTAAGAATAGCACCTCCAGCTCAGGATGCAGGATTGCTGATTGTTAGTGGGACGACCAAGCCTGTTGACGGAACTGCTGGTTATGCAGTCGGATGCTTGTTTCAGCATACCGATGGTGGTGATGGCGATGCCCTCTATGTTAATGAGGGAACTTCAGCGTCATGCGACTTTAACCTTGTTACTGTGGCAGCTGCATAATGACAAAGCAGCGTGAACTTGTAATCTCATTCCCACTTGGCGGGGTTTCCCGTCGGGTGGGATATTGGGATAGGGATAAGCCCTATACTGCGCCGTGGGCTGTAAATGTCCGGGGTGTTGGGCTTCTTGAGAACCGGGTCCGAGGCGGATCTCGACCGGGGTTAGAGAAGTTTTATGCAAACCATTTCCCCCCAGCGGTGGCTGGGGAAATTACCGCGATTGCTTCCGCCAGGGTTGTGGACGGTGACGGGAACCACCAGTATGACCTTTATGTTATAGCTGACGGGGAGCTTTATGTTCTCCGAAGTGATGCGGTTTTAACTGGTGAGTCTGAGCTTCACACTGAAGACGGCGTGGCGATCGAGGACGAAGATGGTAATACTATTGTCTTCGATTCTGTGGTTACTGCGACAAGCCCTTTTGCGGCTGTTGGTGGGTTTGATACGTCTATGTTTGGACAAAAATTGTATATTGCTGACTCTGCCTTGGCTGCTTACGATCCGAGCACCAGTATTGTTGACACGATAATTGCTTCCGCTGGGGCAATCCCGATACTTCAACCTCTTGTGACTGCTTATCGTGGAAGGTTGTTTCTTGCCGGGGTTGATCATATCTGGTATGCCTGCAGACAAGGAGATGTTACAGACTGGAACTTTAATGATGATTATGCGGATACAGCTCGTGCGATCGCTGGGCAATCTGGCGAAGCTGGCCAGGTTACAGGGGTCATAAAGGCTATGATTCCGTATAAGGACAAGTTTCTGGCAATTGCTACTCCAAACAGTCTTCACGTGTTGTCCGGAGAGCCCTCAGACGGCAACCTGTTCAACGTAAGTGATCAGTTTGGTATAATCGCTCCAAAAGCTTGGGCGGTGTCTCCAGAAGGGACCGTGGCGTTTCTGAGTTATAATGGCGTTTACCTTTGGAAACTCGGCAGTTCTGCTGAGCCAGTGCCTTTCAGTGATGAACGGGTGCCTGAACTGCTTAAAGATGTAGATGTGACGGCTAACATTGTTCTGATGGAATATGATATAAAAGCGAAAGGGTTTCATTTATTTGTTACTCCGGAGGCGGCTACTGTTGGAACGCACTGGTGGTTGGATCTTGAGAACAAGGCAATGTGGCCGGTGATTCTGCCTCAAACCCAGCAACCCGTGGCAATTGGGCGATATGATATTGGAGATGAACGGTCGGAAGTTGTGCTCGGCTGTAAGGATGGATATTTAAGGAACTTCTCAGCGTCTGAAAACGACGATGACGAGACCGCGTTAAATAGTTATGTAGTATTGGGACCTTTCAGGTTAACAACCAGCGAAAGCGCTGACTCAATAATGAAAGAACTTCGGGGAACTTTGGCGGACAACGCTGGAACTGTTACCTGGAGAGCGTTTGTCGGTTCAAGCGCAGAAGATGTTGGAGATGATGCTGTGGCAGCGATCACGGCACTTTTGGCAGCTGAAACGCCTTCTGCGGTTAAAGCGACCGGGACATGGGCAGAAGATCGAAATCGAATCGTTAGGCCGCGCGTCCGAGGACAATGGTGTGCAATCTTATTATCATCTGCAGATAGCTGGGCCTACCAGTCTGTCGCAGTTACAGCTCAAACACTTGGGAGATTAAGAAATGGCTATTAAAATATCAGCGATGACGCCAGATGATAGTATCGGCGGTAGTGAAAAAATTCCTGTATCTGACGGTGCTTCAGCGAAAAGCATAACAACTGCCGGTTTAAAAAATTACACGATTGACCAGATTGAGGCGATCCCCACAGGCTCTGCTCCATCTGGTTCGGACAGTGTTTTTGTTCTTCAGGGTGGCGTGATGAAGCCTGCCGATATTGATCTTATTGCACAATATGCGATCGATATTGTTTGGGGTAAAGCGGTTGAGACAGTTCCCGATGACCTTGATGTGTTTCCCTTGAAAGACGGTAATACAACTGAAAAAACTGTCACTTATGCAGTTTTGAAAGCTTATCTCAGTAGCGCAATCCAGACCGCAACTATTGACGCAATTGAGGAAATTGAGGCTGGAAGTTCCATAACTGTCGCTGATGCTGTATATGTCCTTCAAAGCGGAGTTTTAAAGCCTATGGCTATTGCTCTTGTGGCACAATATGCAACAACTGTCATGTGGGATAAGGCTGCTGAAACAGTTCCAGACTCTGCTGATGTTCTGGTCTTAAAAGATGGTGGAGTGACTGAAAAGACCATTACTCTTGGAACCTTGACGACATTTTTCAATACTGCCTTGCAAGCAACCGTTCTCAACTTGGCGGGTTTAAGCGCTGCCACAACCCCACTGGCTGCTGCAGATATGTTCGCCGTAACGCAAACAACTACGGGGAAGAAAATAACTTTTGCGAATTTGACTGCTGAAGTTTATTTAGCTCTAGCCGCTCACGTTACAGGCTTGGACGAAGTTGCGACAACGGTTGATTCTGACGTTTTTTATGTTTTACAAAGTGGTACAGCAAAAAAAATGACATTGGACCAGATCATAGCTCATGCTGGTTTTTCGATAACTGGCGCAGGCAATGGTGTCGACGGCATGATTGCTCAATGGAGTGGTGCTAATAGTCTGAAATCTCTCCTAACGATGGTTACATCGATTGTCTCCCCGGGATCAGATACAGACATTCCCACTTCAAAAGCTGTTCAAGATGCAATCGACGCAACGAATGCAGACACTTCTACTATAATTTATGAATCAACTCTTATAGGGGCTGCACTTGCTGACGCTGACACTATTCTGGTCGATGACGGGGGTTTGGGAACAGCTCAAAGGAAAAGTGCTGTCAGTCGGTTGTGGACATATATTACGGGAAAAATTCAAGGTCTGTCGGAGATTGATTCTGATGCCATTACTTCTGCTGATATCATAATGTTTCAAGATGCTGATGATAGTAACAATTTGAAGACAATAACTATTGATGTGCTGTGGGAATGGTTTGCAGAGAATAGGCTAAACCTGTTTAATCTTGATGATCTGGATACTCCCGGCGACAACACTGATCTTAACGCTTCTAATGCACGGCATGGCCTGCTTCTAAAGCTAACTGATGCTACTGGTCATTTTTTGAGGGCTGATGGGACCTGGGCTACACCTCCAGGTACGGAATATGATGAAATTTGGATCCCTGCAAAAGATTTGATTGCGAGTACAACTGCTGGAGCAACTGCAGCAACTATTGAATATGCGACAAATGACATGTCTCATAGTGTGATGACTTTTGCTGGAGCTGATGCTGATGAAAGCGCGGAGTTTGACATTGTCATGCCTCCGGCTTGGAATCTAGGCACTTTGAAATATAAGGTTTTCTGGTCGAACGGTCACGCTGATTCAAACACTGATGAATATGTTCAGTTCTATCTTAAGCTAGGCGCGAGGTCAAACGACGACGCTTTGGACGCTACTTTGGGAGAATCAATAGCTGTAGAGGACCAACTGATTGTTGATGGCGACCTTCATGTTACGGCTGCGAGTTCAGCTGTGACCGTCGGCGGCACTGCTGCCCTAGGCGATATGGTCCATGGCAAGCTGGCAAGGAACTACGATTATGCTGGTGTTGGAGCTGTAATGGACGTGGATGCACATGTGTTTGGAGTCTTAATACAATATAAGAAAACTGCTGTAGTGGCAGCATGGTAGTTGTGAATATTTATTTTAGCAAAGAGGTTTTATAATGGAAAATATTACTTTACCAAGTGACATCTCTGACCCAGTACCTGTAACCGCTCCGACTGTTGACGGCTGGTATAAAACCGAACACATGTCTACCTCGGATCCTAACATAATTGGTTGGCTTACGGCTCAGGGCTGGAAAGTTTATGATACTTCCAGTTCCAGTATAACCTATACGGGAGAGGCCCCAATTGTATATAGGTACTATTATCTAAAGAGAACAAGCATTGACAGTGCTAGGGCGCTTGTCACATTGACTGCTGACTATATTGCTGCATATAATGAAGGCCGAGAAATAAACGACCAGAGATACGACTACGCTATCAGTTTATATAAGCAGCTTATTACTAGCCTTGAGACTGAGTTTACCGCCCTGGAAACTGACGATGCCGTTAATGAAACAAAACTTCAAGACATTATAGACGACTTTGACTCTGATTTTACAGCCTTTGAGGTTAAGGTCCGGGCATCATTGTCCAGCATGTTGACCCTGGAGGAAAATACTATAGCTGATTTTGATGCTGATGAAATAGCTTTAGTTAACGCCTTCCTCTCAGCCGAGACGACTGCGACAACTGCACTACTTGCCATAACTGACGGGATTGTTGATGACTATGAGGCATCCCAAAAAGCGGAGATCAATGCACGTTTTGACTCGGAACTGGCGAAGGTATCAAACGCACTAATAACTAAGGGACTCCACAACACTACGATCGTAAGTTCAACTAATGCTGGTATTGAACGGGAAAGAAGTCGTGCTCTTCTGGCCGTTGACGACGCTCTGGCAAAGCAGAAGATCGCACTGCAGGAGCAGTTGGCCACATATCAGAGTGGATCCCGTTCGAGAATGAGCAGCTTCCAAACACAAATTAAAGAGCTTGTCTATTCAAACATAAATCAAGCGAACACAAGGATGTATCAGGCCCGATTAACTATTGAAAAACTGCTTTATGATGGCATGAAAGACAAACAAACCCGGCAATTTACAGCACAAGAGAGTCTCTGGAAACTAATAAATGAGTTAACCGTGAAACGGCTTGACATGAGAAATCAGGCAGTTGTTGGCCTGTGTACCTTTGTAGAGCGCAGGACCGATTCA